TGAGGATAGATGGATTACTTTTAGTCCTGACGGGTTTATTTCTGAGCCTTTTACGGATGTTATAGTAGTAGCTAACAAATACATTAACCTTGTTAAAACTATGCACAACCCCGAAAAAGTAAAGTTTGTGGAATTAGAAAAACTATGACTACAACAGAAATTTTTGTACCAAACAACGGAAGAAGTTCTCATCTTATTGTAGACTTTGTTATAACGAAAATAGATCTAAATGATAACGAATTTATGATTGTTAGCTATAAAAACCGTGAGTATAAACTCAATTGGGATGATAACAATCAATGCTTTACTGGACGTATTGAAAACGTTTCCGGTTATATAATGTAATGCGTGTATCCTCCACATAATAACGCATTATTAAACTTTCTCCCTAGTACCTCTCTAATGGCTAAATGCTGTTAGGGGGGTACTGGGGAGATCTTTTTTTTTTTTTTCAATGGAGTTATAGATGAATAAAGATGCAGGAATAATCGGAGTAGAAACAGTAGAAGAAAATGAAGATGGCAGTGCTACTTATCAATTTCATTTTGATGCTCACGCCAGAGGATTACTAGCAGAAGAAGGATTAAAACTAGTATTATATTGTGCTGCAGCTAAATTAGATATGCAAGAAGTATATGACTTTATAGAAAGCCACATTACATCTAATGAAAATGAAGAGAATGATAATGGAAACTAAAGCGGTTAGTAACATGCCTTTTGATATACAAGCTATACATAAACCTTTAAACTTAGATAAAGAAAAAGAACAACGGCTAGAAGCTCTTAAAGTAGCTACTAGAGAACGAATAGAAATGCCTTTGTCAGACGATTGGCAAATTAAAGCTGACAAAATTATGCAAGAATTTTATAAAGAACTATCGGATCAATATTACATAAAAAAGGCTCAAATGGGTCAGGGACAGATCATAGATATAAGCATTTGACGATAGTTGACGTTTAAGAATAAGGTGGTCTTAAGGTGATACTTTAAATAATACTTTAATTATTATTTTATTATTATATTTTAAAGACTTACTATAAAAATTCTTTAATTATTTAATTTTTATATAAAAAAATTTTAATTGAAAAACAATCCAGAAAAATCTCAGGAGAAAACCATGGGAAATCCTCATCCGACTAAACCTCAGATGGGCGGTCGGCGGGAAGGCGCTGGACGTCCTAAAGGTTCTAAAAATATTAACTCTAAGGCCTCTGTAAAGAAGTTAGAGGAGCTAAGTTTTGATCCTATTGAGATGATGGTCAAAAAATATACAGAAATACAACATGCACTAGATACACATAAAGTAAAAGAAGGTTCTGGTGCTTATGCTCAACTCATTGCTACTCAAGGAACTCTCATTAATAACTTAATGGCTTATGGCTATAAGAAAATTCCCGACAAAGTAGAGCAAGAAATAACAGAAAAGAAACCGATTAGCATCGTGCTTACTGACAAGGGAGAAAAAGGAAATGAGCAATGATAACTGGCATTTATCAAAGAGTGTTCCTATAACACTTGTATTTGGTTTAATAATTCAAGGTGCAGCTATTGTGTGGACTGTATCTATGATGATGTCTGATATAGAACGTAATACTACAGATATTATGGAATTAAATGATAGGTTAACTCAAATAGAAATTTCTGTACATGCACAAGCTGTATCCATGGCAAGAATAGACGAAAACATATCACACATAAGAAGTTATGTTGAAAAGATAGCTAGTAAAGATAATTAATGTGGACTATGTGTTTACTATCTGCTATAACGGCTACACATATAAGGCTATACAATATTAGTACTATTGTAACAGTGTGTAACTACAACTGTGAATATGTAAAAGAACCCTTAAAAGTATATATACCTTATGGTGAGTATTGTATGGAGAAGTTTTATAGGAAGAAGTAATGTCAGATATTCAGTTACATAAAAAACAGTCAGAAGTTATTAGAGATCTTTTTGTAGAAAAAAATTGTAGATATGCTGTGGTAAATGCTGCTAGGGGGTTTGGTAAATCTTACTTAGCTGCTACCGCTGCTATTATTGCTGTACAGGAATTAATGGATTTAGATTTAGATGTGCCTAACAAAAATGTTGCGCTAATTGCTCCTACTTACTCTCAAGCTGTAGATATTTATTTTCCCTTGATAGCTTGGCAACTAGGTATGGAAGACTATGCTGATAAGAGCAGTAAAGCAGCAGGTACATTTTGGTTTCCTAATAATGTACAGTTAAAGTTATGGTCATACGAAGCATCACAACGAATGAGGGGTACGGGGCAATACTTTGTTGTTGCTGACGAGGTTACTTCTTGGAAAGGTGCAGGTATGAACCTAAAGGAGTCTTGGGAGTCCATTATACAACCTTGTGTAAGTACTCGCTGGTCTCCTATGAATGCTAAAAAGTTAGGAGCTAACGCTGGTAGAGCACTGATAATCAGTACTCCCAGTGGTTATGACTACTTCTTTGAAATGTACAATAGACAAGATACAGATAAAGATTGGAAAAGTTATCATTACACTTATGCTGATTCTCCGTTTCTTGATGAAGAAGAAATCGAGAGAGTCAAACTAACATTAGACCCTTTAAAGTTTGCAAGAGAATATACAGCAAGCTTTGAAGACTCAGGGAATAACGTGTTCTATACGTTCAATCGTAAAGAGCATGTTGACAAGTCCCTTCCACCATTTGAGGATAAAGAAGATGTTCATGTCGCTATAGACTTTAACGTTGGAATTATGGCCTCAGTAATCTTTGCTATTCGGGGCAATCAGGTTCACATCTTAGATGAGATGCAAGGCCACCCCGATACTGAAACCCTTGCCGGAGCGCTTAAGGCTAAGTACGGTGATCATAGAATCACTGCTTATCCTGATCCGTCAGGGAGGGCGCGAAAAACTTCAGCTGCAGTCGGTGTTACAGATTTCAGGATCCTAGAGACCCACGGTATCCTCACCAGAGCACACACAAAAGCTCCACCGATAATAGACTCAGTCGCAGCTGTGAATAAAAAGTTTAAGAACGCCAATGGTGATATTGACATGCTTATACATCCTAAGTGTGTTAATACCATAAGGTCTCTAGAGCGTACGCAGTGGGTAGAGTCTAACCCAGATAGCGCTACGATAGATAAAAAGGAAGGGATAGAACATTGGACAGATGCACTACGATATGCTATTGAGTATCTGTATCCAATCAGAGCAGGAACCAAAGTCGTTAAGCGCGGCTTCGGCTTCTAATAATCCATGCAAAGAAAGGAAGTGCAATGGCACATACACGACTACACCGTATTGGTGCTAAAATAAAAAGCAAGGCTATGGGAGTCTATAAAATGACTTCGGCTCGAAAAGCTGCCCTTATGAAAGCTGTAAAAGCCTCAGCCCAAAAGCGAAAATCTAAAGCTAAAAACGCCATAGCTCGAACAACGGGGCGGAATCAAGGCCCTATGGGTTCTTCTACAGCGTTTACTAGAGCAACTGGGGGAGTAGCCGCTACACGCGCCAAAGTTAAAACTAAAACCGCTGGTCGTAAAGTAGCTGATACAACAAGAGTAGCTTCATCAAGGGCTGCGACTAAGGTTAAACGCATTAAACAACGCGCAAATACAATGATTAAAAGCCTTAAATCAAAGGCTAAATTTAAAAGTAAATCTTTAAAGCGCAAAGCGTCTAACAGAATGGGCAAAGTAAAGTCTACAATACAATCTCGCCTTAAAGCAGGAAAAACAGCCTACAACTTACGTAAATACAAGCGGAGGTTAAAAGGTTAATATGCCTAAAGGACCAGGAACTTACGGAACCAAACGAGGACGCCCACCTAAAAAAGGTGGTAAAAAGAAATAAATGCTTACTCGTATAATCGGTAGACAAATAGGTAAGCGGTTAGCTAAAAAAGCTATCCGCACCGCTGCTCAAAAAAGAGCATTAAGAAAAGCAGTTTTAGCCTCGGCGAAGGCTAGAGCTAAAAAGGTTGGAGGAATGGCATTAGCAGGTCCAAAAGCTTATGCTCGTAGCGTTGTGAAAAGAAGCGCAGGTAGGAAGAATAAAGTTTTAAACAAAATAACAAAGAAGAAATTGATCCAAGATAATAAAATAAGTAGACTATCTAAAGATCTTACTAAGATAAGTCGAGAGTCAAGCATTGTTAAGAAAGAAAACATTGCTGATATGAAAAAACTAGAGCAAAGTCTAGAGTCTTACAAGAAAATAACTTCGAAACCTATGTTTAAGAATCCTGTTTTTGAAAACATTAGAAGAAAACGAATAACCAAAAAAATTCAAAAGGAAACGGCTCGTATTCGTGGAGGAAACGAAATTCTTAGACGAAATCAAGAGTTAAGTTTAACTTTAGAAGGGTTAAAGGCTGAGTCTCAAAATGCAAGCGAATTTTTAGCAAATAAATATGCAAAAACAAGCGGTCAAAATTTGCGGTTTAAGGCCGGAACAGTTGCTAGAGACTTAACAGGGGTTTCTGTAATTGGCGGTGCAGGGTACGGTGCTTATAAATACAATAAGCAGCGTAAGAAGAAAGCATGATCAGTCGCTTAATAGCTCGAAGGGTTGGTAAGGCAGTTGGTAAAAAATTTAGAACTATTGCTCAAAAGAAGGCCTTAAGAAAGGCAGTGTTAGCATCTGCTAAAAAAAGAAGATTAAAAGTCAAAATAAAAGCTCTTAGAAGTAACCTCGCAAAAACAGCACCTGGAACCGATACGGTTTACAGA